CTATATATTAGGAACATTGATTTTATAATTTTCGAGTACTTTTTTAGTACTTTCTTTGTTTATATGCGTGTAAATTTTATGAGTTACCTCAGAACCTTTTTTATGACCTATAATAGATTGAGTAATGGACTCAGGAACACCGTCTATTGCCATGTGGGTTACAAATGTATGCCTTGTAGTATGAAATGGTCTATAAACTAATTCCAAGGCTTCTAGCACTGTTTTCCACTGCCTTATTACATATTTCTTATCTACAGGGTCACCAAGTGCGTTCGTGAAAACTAAATTATTTTTATTATTAAAACTAGTGCCTACAAGTGCATCATTAATGTTTTGATCTTTAGCTCTATTCCACATATCTTTAAAACTATCAGTATATTCTATTTCTCTAACTGAGCTCATTGTTTTTGGAATTGTTAGTTTGTTACTAATACCTATTTTATTTCCTTCTTCATCAAAATCTTTAGTCTTTCTTAAAGAGGTCTTAATACTTAGTATGTTATTAGTTTGGTCTATATCATTCCATGACAACCCTAAAATTTCTCCTTCTCTCATACCCAAGCTAAAGCCTAAATATGCTATACTGGCAATTCTACTATTCGTTTTATACAAATATTCTATTATAATATCTCGTTCTTTTCTAGTAAAAACGAGCACTTCATTTGAGTTTTTCTCTTTGAGATAATTAATTTGTCCTGGTATTTTTACACTTAAGCACGGATTTTTAATGATAACATCAGTTTCAATTTCATAGTTAAAGAATCTCTTTAGCAATTTAGTTAACTTAAGTATTATTGGATATTTCTTGCCATTTTTAAAAAGTTTATTTAGATATGCTTGGATCATGTGAGATTTTGTATCTTTAATTTTCTTTATACCTATTTCTGAATCTTTTATATATAGCCTATAAATAGATTCATAAGTTTCAAATGTGCTAGTTTTAATTCCACTTGGCATTATAACGTTAAAAATCCAATCTTTAAAAGCTGCGTTTAATGTTAATTCTCCTGCATCTATATTCATTCCATTCTTAAGATCCTGTTTAAATGCATTTCTTTTAAGTTCAGCTTCGGATTTGCTCTTCCCAAAGAAATTTTTAAATATCTTTTTACCACTACTATCATACCCAATTAAAAGCCTTAATCTATAATATTTAGTCCCGTTAATTTCTGTATTTGTTTTATTGGCCACTTGTAATGCCTCCTTTTCAAACATATGTTCTATATGAGAATATAAATTAATCAGTTGCCTTAATTGCTTTTACACATAAAAAACAACTGATATTTAAAACATCTCCACTACTCCTAATGGTTCAAAGTAGACTATGTAATGGTCTATTTCACAATATAATCCGTATTTTTCTCTATAATGATGAATTGACGCGTCTAAGAATTCTTCTGTTACATTTAGATGTTCTGCCATATCATGTCTGTTTTTAATGCCTTGTTTAAACGAATTAACAATATCAATTACACCTACTAGCTTTTCATAACCCCAGTTTCTTGCTCTCTTTTCTTGTTTAACATTTTTAATATCTTTTATATTAAGTATATTTCCAGAACTAGTATAGTGATGTCCTAATTCCTCAGCAAGTACACAATTCTTTTCTTTACTTGTTTTCAGCTTTGAATTAATTGCTATTGTATTTTGACTATACAATCCTTTTAGACCTCCTTTGAAATTAATTTCTATAACTTCTACCCCATTTTCTTGTGCTTCACTTATTAAGTCTTCATACATCAAGTTCCCCCAAACCTTTATCTAGAATGTTATTTATTTTTTTTTGAAATAACATACTTAATAAAGTTCTCAATATCATCCTTGTCATCTTCCGTAAATTCTTCACCATCGAAATGAGCTGCTATAGTTTCTAATTGACTCTTAGGCTCTTCATTAATTTGGCAATTTTCATTTTCAGCCATCTCGTCTAATTGTTCGACCTTTATGCCTAGAGTTTTACATACCTTTATAACATTGTTAACAGAAGCATTACCTATACCTCTTTCTAACATTGAACGTAATGTTGAGTATGGTAAATCTGCTTTTTTACTAAAAGCTTTAACACTTAAGCCTGTTACTTTGATTAAATTTTTGATCAATTCGGTTTTCCCTATTGCCACTAAAATCTCCTCCAATATACGATTTTTCGTATTTACAATTAAATAATACTACATATTTTAAAGATTGTAAATGATATAAAACGAAATTTCATATTTATTTCACGATTATTCCTTGACTTAGTACGAAATTGAACGTATACTAAAAACACAAACACGAAATTGAGCATTGAGGAGGTCGTAAAATGTATAAAAATCTTGAAGCAGAGATGGCTAGACACAATATTAGCAAAAAACATGTAGCTGAATTTTTAAATGTTAGATATGCCACAGTACTAGATAAGTTAAATGGAAAATATGATTTTAAGTTAAATGAAGCATTTATTATTAAAAAAGAACTTTTCCCAAATTTAGATTTTGAATATCTGTTTCAAAAAGAATGTGGTACAAAACAACTAAATTAAGAAAAGGGGGGATTTAAGTGCCAAAACAAACTCGGATAAGTAGTGAAGACTTAGCAATTATAAATATAAAGACTACATTATCAATAAATGAAACAGCTATATATGCGGATTTAGGGGAGGGCAAGGTTAGACAATTAGTTCATACAAAAGACTTTCCTTGTTTTAAGAATGGGAACAAGTGGTGCATAAATAGAGAAATGCTTAATGAATGGCTTAAGAAGATAAGTGTAGAACACAGACAAATATAGGCTGAAAAGCTTAATTGAAAATTCGTTTTTGACTATAAAATTAAACCATTCTCAATATATAATATTCGATTCATATCTAAATGATTTTAATCACATAACACCGTAATGGTGTACAAGCTCGATCAGAGGGCAATAAAAATATAAAACATACAAAGTTTTAGAAATAATAAATTAAAAAAACAAATTAAAAGGAGAATGTTAATTATGAAAAGTACAGGAATAGTAAGAAAAGTGGACGAGTTAGGAAGGGTAGTTATTCCAATAGAATTAAGAAGAACTTTGGGTATAGCTATTAAAGATGCTTTAGAAATATATACAGAGGATGATACTATAATTCTTAAAAAATATACACCTGACTGCATACTTTGTGGTGAGAACAATAATGATCTAGTTAACTATAAAGGAAAAAATATTTGTAAAAGTTGTTTGAAAGATATTGGCAAAAGTAAACTTCTATAAAACTTGGGGGAGGGAATATATAAATGAACATCACTATTGAAGAATTAAAAGTAATAAATTTTAAAGGTATTAAGGATCAATTAATCAAGTTTGGAAAAGTTACAAATATTTACGGAGATAATGGAACAGGCAAAACGAGTATACCAGATGCGTTTACTTTTCTTCTATTTAATAAAGATAGTAAGGATAGCGCCAAATTTGATGCACAGCCACTAGATGCAGATAATAACCCAATTCATAATCTAGAAACTGTAATTGAAGCTACATTAAATGTAGATGGCAAGCAAGTCATTTTAAAAAGGATATATAAAGAAAAATATACTAAAGTTAGAGGAACATCTAAATTAGACTTTAAAGGTCATGAAAGCGAGTATTACGTCAATGAGGTTCCTCACAAAGATACTGAGTATAAAAATTATATTGGAAGTTTACTGAATGAGGCTACCTTTAAATTACTCACAAGCCCAACTTATTTTGCTAGTTTAGATAAGAAAAAAAGAATGGAAATAATAACTGAAATAGTTGGAGATTTGGATAATATAACTGTACTTGATTCTAAGAAAGAACTTGAACCATTACGGAAACATCTAAAAGAACATACGGTAAATGAACTCATGAAGATGACCAGGAGCAAAGTTAATAAGTTAAAAGAAGATAGAATAAAACTACCAACGCGTATAGATGAAGCCACTAAGAGCATACAGGAATTTAAATTTGATGTACTTGAAACAGAAAGAGAGGGCATTGAAAGTCAAATAAAAAATATTGAAGAACAGCTACTAGATAAAAGTAAAGAAAATGAAGGCCTATATACTTTAAAATCTGAACTTAGAGGGAAAGAATCTGAGTTATTAGACCTTGAATATAAGATTAAATCTAACTTCAATAAGCCGAGAGAAATAATTGAAAGTGATATAAGAACAAAAGAAGCTAGTGTAAGGCACTTAAATATGGTTCTGGATGAACATAAGACATTATTACATGAGAAGAAAAGCCAAATAGATAGTGAACTCAAATACAAAAGAAATAGTTTATTAGAAAAATATAAAGCTTTAACGGAATCTAAATTCGAATTTGATGAAGAGAGCTGCAAATGTCCAACCTGTCTAAGAAAATTTGAAACTGAGAATATAGAAATTAAAAGAGCTGAGTTAGAGGATAACTTCAATATAAATAAGGCTAAAAGGATAAAAGAAAATATTGCTGATGGAAAAGCAAATAAATTAGAAATAGATACAATTAATAAACAGATCATTGACTTAGATGCTAAAACAGAAGAACAAAAAGGAGCTCTAGCGTTAATTCAAAAATCTTTAGATGTGAAAAAGAAAGAATTGGAATCACTTAAAGCTACACCCCCCGGTGATAATTCTGAAACAATAAAAATTAAAACAGAAATATTAGGTTTAGACACTAAAATTAAAAACTATAAAGCAATTGATACTGCAGAACTAACAGCTAAGAAAGTTGAGTTAAAAGCTTCTTTGAAAGAGGTGGAAAATCAACTTGCGTTTAAAGATACAAATGAAAAAACTACAAAGAGAATTGAGATTCTAAAGGCAGAGGAGTTAAAAGTAAGTGAGAAAATAGCAGAGCTTGAGGGCATAGAAATATTATCTGAGGAATTTATAAGAACTAAAGTAAAACTATTGGAAGCGACAGTTAATTCTAAGTTTAAATATGTAACCTTTAAAATGTTCAGGAATCAAAATAATGGTGGATTAGAAGAGGTATGTGAGCCTTGTATAAACGGAATACCATTCACAAGCAACTTAAATACAGCTGCAAAAACTAATGCTGGATTAGATATTATAAATACTTTATGTGCTCATTATAATGTCAATGCGCCTATATTCATAGATAATAAAGAATCTGTAAATAAAATAATTGATGTAGATAGCCAGGTAATTAATCTGACTGTTAGTAAAGATAAAAAGTTAAAAGTTGAGGTGATTTAGGTGTGGATTAGAAGTCAAAATAAATTTCACTTAATCAATACAAACGATATTAGTGTGATAAACAATACCATATATTCAGAAAACGTATTGTTGGGTGAATATAAAACTAATGGAATCGCGATCGAAGTAGTAGATAAAATCCAAAAATGTTTGTTAGATTATGATTATTATAAAGCAACTGGTCAAGAAACTTTCCAATCTTTAGTTTATCAAATGCCTTCGGGAAATTTAAAAAAAGAGGCGGTATAAATGTCCAAGCAATTTGTAAAAGGTAATGTTTATGTTTTCACAACTAAGAAATTTAAATCTGATGTAGTTAATGTTGACACTAAAAAAGGCACATGGGTGGCAGAAATTAATGGACACATAGTTAATATTGAAAATAGGATGTGCCGGAGTTATGGAATAGATCCTGAATGGTGCAAGTGTATAAAAAATAATAATCCTAAAATTGAAAGCGAGGAAATATAAAAATGGAAGAAAATAAAGTAACTGTACAGGAAAGAAATATATCGGATAAGGTTTTAGGAAGAGTTCAGGCATTAGCATCTAAAAAAGAGCTTATATTACCAGTTAATTATTCAATGGAAAATGCATTGAAAAGTGCTTATCTCATACTATCAGAGTTAAACGATAAGTCAGGGAATCCAGTATTAAAAAGTTGTACAGAAGTCAGTATAGCAGGTTCGCTATTAGATATGGTAGTACAAGGATTAAGCCCAGTTAAAAAGCAATGTTATTTTATATGTTACGGTAAAAAACTCCAGCTTATGAGGAGTTATATGGGTACAGTAGCTGTAACTAAGAGATTAAAAGGTGTAAAAAATGTCATTGCAAATATTATATATGAAGGAGATAAATTTTCATATAAATTAGATTTGGAAACAGGCTTTAAAGTAATAACAGAACACGATCAAAGTTTTGAAAACATAGATAATACAAAAATAAAAGGCGCATATGCAATTGTAGTTTTAGAAGATGGTCAAAATTATATTGAAATTATGAATATTAATCAAATAAGAATGGCTTGGAGTAAATCAAAGACTGGTGGCCAAGTACACAAAGATTTCGCAGAAGAAATGGCGAAAAAAAGTGTGATAAGCAGAGCATGTAAGATGTTCGCTAACACTAGTGACGATAGTGATTTACTAATAGGAGCTTTCAATAATTCAGAAGAGAAAATTGGAGAAGAAGGGTATTTGCTAAGTGATGTACAGAGTGATGTTAAGGATGAAATAAAAGAAAATGCCAATAAAGAAGAACTAGATATTGAAAAAGATGAGACACCAATTATGGATGCGGAAATAATTACAGAAACAAATAAGGAATCAAACAAGGAATTAAGAAAAGAAACTAATAAAGAAACAAATAAGGAAACAATTAAAGAAACAAGTGAAGAAAATGACCCTTATTAAAGTTTTGGCTTCAGGGAGTTCTGGTAATTGTTATATCATCCAGGCAGGAGAAGAAAAACTCGTAATTGAGTGTGGAATTGATTATAAGAGTATTTTAAAAGGTTTAAATTATAACATAAAAGGGGTGGTGGGATGCTTAATATCTCACAAACATACAGATCATTGTAAAAGTTTAAAAAAGATTTATGAAAATTTCCCTAAAATATGTGCTCCATTAGAAGTTTTAGAGAAATTTGAATATGATAAATATCATAAAAGTATATTAGCACGGTCTAAGGACACCTTCAAAATAGGCGGGTTCACTATAATGCCATTCAATTGCCAACACACTGACTCAGATGGTCTAGAGTGTGAAAATCTAGGGTATTTAATACAACATAAACTTACAGGCAAAATTCTATTTGCGACAGACACTTATTATCTAAAATATAAATTCAAAGATATATCTCATATTTTAATCGAATGTAACTATTCAGAAAGTACAATTCAAGCGTTAGAACCACATGAGCAGAGGATATTTAAGTCCCATATGAGCTTAGAAACTTTAAAAACAACATTGAGTACCTGGGATTTAATTAAGACCAAAACAATAACGTTAATTCATTTAAGTCACAATAATGGAGAGCCTGAGAGATTTAAAAAAGAGATAGAAGCATTAACGGGTATACCAACTTACATTGCGGGAGAAGGATTAGAGGTGGGATAAAGTGACTCCTGAGAATAAAGAAAACTTTATGACCTATGTAAACAAAAGATTAGAAGAAAAAAGAATTAAAAAGAAGCTTAAGAATAAAGATGTTGATGATTATAATACTGCCAAAACGTGGAAATTCAGAAAGATAAGGGAATATAAGCGATGATGGGCAATGAAAAGGAGTGAATTAGGATGAATAAAGTAACTTTAGTTGGAAGATTAACAAAGGATCCTGACCTTAAGTTTGCTCAAGGAACAGGAACTGCAGTATGTAAATTTACGATTGCTGTAAACAGAAGATTTAAAAAAGAAGGACAACCAGACGCAGACTTTCTTCCAGTAACCGTGTTTAACAAACAAGCCGAGGCAACCGCAAATTATATGAGAAAAGGGAGTCAAGTAGCTATAGCTGGAACTATACAAACATCTAACTATATGAAGGATGAAGTGAGAGTATATAAAACAGAAATTGTAGCAGATGAGGTTGATTTTTTAGATAATAAAAATAAAGATAATAATTCTAATGGTGGAAATAATACTGGAAACAGTTCTGGAAATGATTCTAGAAATAATACTGGAAACAATGACTTTGGAAATGGCGATATAACACCGATTGATGATGGAGACATCCCATTTTAATATTTAAGTGTAGGGGGTAGAAATGAATATTAAATTAAAGAAACTAAGGATTACAAACAAAAGATTGAAATCAGAATTAAAAAAATGTAAACACAGCGTTCTATATGAAGACACTCACTCTAAATTAGTTAATAGCCTAGAAGATGCCTATGAAAATAAGCAAAATGAAAATCATTTTCTAAAAAAATCTAATAAAGAATATATCTATAAATACTATATCTTGTTACAAAAAGATGAAGTACTTGAAAAAGATCTATCAATTTGTAAAAGAAAATTATTAGCAGCTGAAACTATGACAATAGATTATAGATCATTACTTAAAGATTATAAGGATAACATTCAGAGACTAAGTAAGGATATTGCAATTTTGACAAAGAAAAATGAATATCTTGAAAGTCCTGGTACCGGAATTGCCAATAGGATTAAAAATATATTAAAAAGAGGTAAGTGAAAATGAATTATAAGTTTACAGAAACAGAAATAAAAAAATTATTGAAAGAAAATTTCATGATTATATATGACACCAGAGAACAGGTAAACAAAAATCAACATATTTTAGATTACTTTGATAAGAAAAAAATTAATTATAAAAGGCAAAAAATTGATGAAGGTGACTATACAGCAATAATTACTAAACGTCCTGAAATGGGGATATACAGAGATCTATATTTTGCTATAGGCGTAGAAAGAAAAAATAGTGTGGATGAACTTGCTGGCAATTTGGGAGAAGAGACCGATACCCATGATGATATAAGACTCATAAGAGAGTTACGAAGGGCTAAAGAAAAGGGAATTAAAATATTTTTATTGATAGAGGATGAACATGGGAGAGAAAATATAAAGGCTGGTAAGTATAGAAGTTTATATCTACCAAAATCTTTTATGGCCAGATTAAGAAGTCTGCAGGATCAGTTTCTCACCAACACTGTATTTATAAATAAAAATGATTCAGGAGAAGAAATATTCGGGATACTTCATTACGCTGTTAGGAATTTTTTAAAAGGTGGATATATGGATATTAGTCCAGAAGAAATTGAGTTACAGGATGGTGAGACAATTTGAAAAAGATATTTTGTGATACCGAAACAAGCGGATTCAAGCCAGGGCAAATATGTCAATTAACATATACGATCACAGAGGATGATAAAGTCACAGTGGCTAAAAACTTCTTTCTTGCATGTGATTATATTGATCCAGGAGCTCAAAAGGTTCATGGGTTTTCAGTAGAAAAATTAAATATTCTCTCAGATGGAAAAACCTTTAAAGATATTGCCGGTGAGGTCGTGGATGATTTAAAGGATGGAATTTTTGTAGCACATAATGCTAAGTTTGATATTAATTTTCTTAAAACTGAGATTGAAAGAGCTGGCTACGCATTTGAAATTAGAGAAAGCTTTTGTACTATGAGGTACTTCACTGATATTGTAAAATTAAAGGGCCAATATGGTAAATACAAATTCCCTAAATTAGAGGAGACAATGCAATTTTTAAAAATAGATAGTGAAAGTAAACAGTTCGACCGTGAATTACAAAGGCTTTATGGTAATGATGGCATATCGTTTCATGATGCCAGGTTTGATGTGTGTTGTCTGATAATGGTGTATTACAAAGCAATAAAAATGGGCTATAAAATGTGAATCGTGCAGCATAAGGATGTGATACGGATAAATGGATATTGAGGATATAGACTTAAAATCACTAATAGAAACTGAAACTGGACAAAGATTTAATAGAGAAAAGAAAATTTGTTGTGTGTTTCATAAGGATAAAACTCCTTCACTTGCAGTTAAATTTTTAAGCGATGCAAATAAGGAGAGATATAAGTGTTATGGATGTGGTGAAGAAGGCGACGCGGTTGACTTCATCATGAAAACTAGAAACATGAAGTACACAGAAGCTAGAGAGTATCTTGGAATCCCATTAGAAAAAACTTTACAAGAAACACAAATTGATGAAATTAGAGGTTATATAGATTGGGAGATCAAAACACTTGCGTTTAAAAAAGATTTCAAGTTACTAGCAATATTTAATTTTGTAGATAGAGATAATAATCCTGTATATTATAAAGCTAAATTTATGAAGCCAGATGGGAAAAAAGCATCATCATATTATCATATTGATAATGGTAAAGTTATAAATAAAAGAAAAGGTGATGAATTATTATATAACCTATATAACGTAATTATTGGGTTAAGACAAGACAAAATAATAGTTCTAACTGAAGGTGAGAAAGATGCTAACACCTTAAACTCTATACTTAAAAACAAAAATTATGTAGTTACAAGTAGCAAAGGGTTTAAAGATTTCTCAATGTTACGTGGTGCTAAAATTTTCATTTGCGGTGACACTGGAGCTGCAGGTACAAAGTATATAGAAAATATTAAATTTGAGTTATTAGAAGATTCTCCATCCTTTAAAATAATTAATCTTCAAGGTATTAAAGCACTTGGAGATAACAAAGATGTAACGGACTGGTTAGAATCTGGACACACTAAGAATGACTTATACCAGGCATTTAAGCGAAGTTTAGATTTAAAAAGTAGATTTGAATTACAACAAGATTTCAATGGAATCTATAAAATGGTTAAAAGCAAAGGTGACGAAGAAGTTTTCAATAAAATATATATAACAAATTTCAACTTATTAGAAGCTTCAAGAATTAATTTCATAGATAAAGATAATGAAGGTGTAAAACTAGTGATGAGGTCTTTCACAGGCTCTAAGATAGAGAGACTGGATGAAGTAAATGTATTTGATGATATTCGAGCATTTAAAGGATTCCTAGGTACTATGGACCTTTCCTTTACAGGGAATATTAATGATTTAACAATGTTAAAGACCTGGGTTAATAATTATTTTGCCTTAGATGTAGAACAAGTTCATACCGGTGTAAAATTCATGGATCAAATGCTTATAACGAATGATGGTTCATTTGCAAAAGGGAAAATTGATACATCCATTAAATGTGAAGATGGCGTCGAACTTAATTTAGTTAATATTGAAAATATAAACTGTGAAGAGTTAACTGAAGTAATGGAACATTTATTCACATTTGCCACACTTGAAAAGACTTTTAGTATCATTGGATCAATAGTTAATTTCTTAGCTGTAGGACAAAGCCAGGCATTGAATTTAAAAAATCATTTTTTGTTTATTATTGGTGAAAGTGGTGGAGGTAAAAGTACTATTTTAGAAAAGGTTATAGCTCCTCTACTAAACTATCCTTTGTCAGATAAAAATTCCATTGGAGATATAACTCCTTTTGCTTTAATAAAAAATTTAAGTGAGGGCAATTATCCATCATTGTATGAAGAGTACAAACCTTCTCAAATGGATAACCACAAAGTTTCAAAATTGAATGGAATATTTAGAAATTTATATGATAGATCTACAATTTCTCGTGGAGATAAAAGTTTTAAAAATAAATGTTTTCAACTCAATAGATCTATGGTCTTGGTTGGAGAAGAATGTTTCCCAAATGCAGAAAAAGCATTGATGGAGAGGTCCTGTATAATTTATTTATCTAAAAAAGAAAGAACCCAAAAGCATACTCAAAATATGGCTTGGTTGGCTAACAATGAAACATTATTAAATAAACTAGGTAAAAGTTTAATAGAAACTATATTGGAATTAAGTACAGACGACTATAAAAGTATAAGAGAAGCTGCAGCTTTTAAAATAGATAGACTAAGAGATAGGACCTTAAATACTGCAATCAATGTATGTTCTGGAATAGAAATATTCAATTTACTTTTAAAAAAACTTGGACTTAAACAAATAATTAAGCATGTAGAATATATTGTTAGAAATATAGAAGAGGAAGTCTTAGACAATGGAGACGAGGCTTTGTCCCAAGTTGAACTAATGCTTAAACAATATAATTCTATGATAGAAGATAATAGAATTCGCGAGATTGAGACGGTTATACAACGAAGAGATGATTGCTTATATCTCAAAAGTTCAGAAATGTTAAATCAAATAAATGAATATTTAAGAAGTGTTAATAGCAATTGGGTTCCGTTAGATTTAAAAGATTTCAGAAAACAGGCAATGAAAGCAGGTTATTTGACTGGTAAGGGAAATAAATCTATAAATCTCGGTACTTTAGCAGATAGGAAAACAGTGAGATATGATACATGTGATGTTGAAATGTTTAGAAAACTTGATGTAACTAGGATACTTCCAAATGATACAGAAGAGGTAAAAGGCTATGACAATATAATCCCATTCAACTAAGAGATAGTACGGAATTGCTAAATATCACGTAATGGATTAGGAAAGATTGGATTGATAAAAAAGATGCTCACTTGAGCAACTTAATCATTTTTAATTTTGAGCTTTTCATATTCGTAAATCATTTCAGCAGCAATCCGTGAAGATAAAATTACAATCGTATCTAAAACTTGAGATTCAATAGTATCTTTTACTGATTGGTTTTCTTTTGGAATATCTGTAGTAAATTTCTTAATCATTTTGTCGGTAAGTAATTTTAGTTGTTCTTCTAATTTTTCGAGTTCCAATTAGTTCACCCCCTAATTTATATATTAAACTTTACCACTTTTATAAGAATATTACAAGCATTTAAAAGAGGATGGAATGTTTAATGATTTATTAGAAAACAAATAATATAAAATATGAGAAGAGGTTAAAAATGACTAATTATGATTGTTATTTTGGTACGCAAGAAAGAGCATTAGATTCTTTATCATTGCTTTTAGAATTTCCAGACCATAACAGGGCAGAGGTGAGGGAGTTCCAAAAGGAAGTTAGAGAAATAGGGGTGTCAAAGTGGATAAAGAGCGAGTGTAAAAATCAAAGATGGTATGCAGGAATACCTCTTGTAAATAAAAGATAATTGTTACACAATACAAAACATTCTGAAGAAGGAGAGGTTTAAAATGTTAGCAAATATTATAATGTTCTTATGTTCTATTTATTCCAAAAAATACAACAAACCAATTGCATATATCAAAGGAACTGGGAAGCAATATCCATGTTATTTATTGTATACAGAAGATAAAAAAGTATATGAGAGAATGGATAAATTTTAAATATGTAGTTCAAAAACATCGTGAACTAACAAAAATAATTAAAAGAGGTAGAAAATGAGAAAACATAAAAAAATAATAATAGGATTAGTATTATGCATAATGATGGCTTTACCTTCACAATTAGTAATAGCGAGGGGATCCTCAAGTAGTCATTCGAGTTCAGGAGGATTTCATTCCTCTTCAAGTTTTCATTCAGCAAGTAGTAGTTCCCATGTAAGTTCTACGCCAAAGAGCTCATCAAGTAGTTCTGGATTTAAAAGTAGTAGTTCTTCAAAAACTAGTACACCTAAAAGTAGTAGCTATAAAAGTTCTGTGCCACATAATAGTACAAGTTCTACAACTTATAAAACGTACAATACTTATAGAACCACGCATTTAAATACCAATTATGTACATCCAACTTATCATACTTATTTTACACCAGCTTATTATAGTTTCAGTTCTAGTAATAACTTTTGGTCACATTACTGGATGTATCAAGCAATATCACAACATTCTATGTATCCCAATAATATTGTAACTACTGGTCAGCCAAGTACCTATTCAAGAGGGCATGATGTAGCAACAGTTATTATATTAATTATTATAGGATATGCAATTTATAAATTTGTAAGAAAGAAAAAATATTAAATAGTATAAGTAAGAATACAACAATATCCTAAGAAAAATAATGAGCCAGTAGTCTTGATTTAGTACGGAATATAGAGAAGGAGAGATCAATTATGGATGCAGCGATAAAACAGAAAAGAGACGCAATGGTAGTATCTCAAAAGTTAATACCTATAATGACTGATGAAGAAATAGGGCTGATAGGATTTGCATTAAAACAAACTATAGATAGATTAATAAAAGAAGGCCACGTCATCGGAGAGTGAGGGAGGTAAATAATGAAATTATGTTTCTTAATTTTGCTTATTGTAATCTTAATTTTGCTTGATGCTAGACAGTGCCTCCTTCCAATGCACCAACACCAGCACCACCAGGAAGACAATATTAATATTCCTATACAAAAGGAGATTGAAATGGATAATAATAAAAAACAAAAGGCAGCTGATACAGATATATACAAAACTACAGTTAACGCCCTGGCATTAAAACAAAGCCGAGAGACATTTATTTCAGAACTACCACAGTTTATAAATACATGCACAATGATAGCACAACTCCAAAAGGTCTACTATGATGAACTCATAAAAGCTGGTTTTACAGAAGAACATGCAATAAGAACTGTAATAGCCCATGGTACATGCCCAGGTAGACAAATGAAAGAAAGTGAATAGTTAAAAATGAGTTCAAATTTAATTAAATTTAAAATGGGGGAAGCAATGGATAGAGTTGAGGCTATAAGTGCATTAAAAGAAATTAAAGCTGAATGTAGTAAACATAAACATTGTCGTGAATGTCCTTTATTTGTTTATGGAGAATGGGAAGTATGGTGCATAGTTAATTGCTCTGACCTTCCGGAAAAATGGGAGGTGGTAACATTAAATGATAATTGATGAAAAGATTATAGAAGAACTCAGGGAAGAATATGAAGGATTGAATTTAACTGATTCTCAGATAATAATAGTTAAAGGTATTGGACTCAATAAAGAGCAAATGTCAGAATTAATGATAAATTTGAGTAAAGCAGCGAAAGATCTCTGTGATGCGTTTAGAAATGTAGTTGATTCAATTAGACCTGCTTTTAAAGAAATCTCTATACTATTAAGTGAAATAAATGAAGCTCAGGAGGAATTTATAGCGGAACCAATTAAAAACAAAAAGGGTAAAAAGCTAAAATGCTGGGAAAATAAAAGATTTTATCAATAAATTACAGATTATTATTGAAGATTACAGTATTTTAGGGTTGTTACACCATAGTTACGGTTATTTTGTAAAAGTGTAACACCTTTAAAATCCATATATACCAAGGGTTTTGAACCCCCTTATATATATATAGTTACAGTATTACAGTAAATATATATATATATATAGATAAGGTATAGAGAGACACTAATATATATATCCTTCTTTCTATACATATATACATTGTTTTTTCAAAAGTGTAACAGTGTAACATGGAGTTCAAAGCTAGGCTATGACAAGGTTTTAAGGTGCTACATGTACTCGTATAAGTGTAACAGGCTTAAAAAGCAATAAAATGCTATCAAACGTAATGACTGCAACGGTTATAAAGCTTTTAAAAAGTGTAACGCCATAATTTCAAATAAATTAAAAGAGGTTAAATAATGGCTAGAATAGATTTTAAAGATATGTACTTAGGAAGAATAGATCAGCTTAATATAGATATCAAAGTAGCTATTAATAGAAAAGATTGGAAAACATTAGCTAAATTAGAGGCTAAAAAGAAAATAAATCAAGATTTCATTAAGAAATTAGAATGAACGTAAGACTAGGGGGCTAACAGTTGAGCTTATATAAAAAAACAGAATATCTATTGTATAATTATAAAACTATGAAAGCTGAAATTAAAAATATTAACCTAGAAATAGCAGAATTAGAAAAAGAGTACGCTGGATGTAAAGCCACGACTTTTGAAGAGAAATCAGCACCTACGAATAAATTCAATAGTTCTGTAGAGAATGAAATGATAATCAGAATATATGGTCCTGAAGAACTAGAAGAGAAAAAGCATAAATTAGAAGTCCAAATTGAAATGATTGATAATGCTCTAGAAACATTATCTGATGATGAAATGAATTTAATTAAATTAAGATATTTTAATAAGCTCCAGTTTAAAGCAATAGGGGAGAGAGTAAGTATGAATGATATATATTGTATATCGTTAAAGACTAAAATTATTAATAAAATTATACCTTTGATATTTATAAGAAATAACTTAGAAACGTCTTAGTAATATGCAATAGAGTATATGATATTATATTATTATCGAAGAGCATCCAATCAAGGGTGCTCTATTTTATTGCGAATGGCATAATATAAGCTATAAGTAAGCACACAAGATAAATAAACCTATATAGGTATAATTGTATTGAAAAGATTTAAGCGGCTTACACGAGGTATAAAGGTGTAAGAATGTAAGGAGGTGATATCTTATATGATTTGGGATGAAAAAAAAGAGAAAGCTCTTGAACTTATGATAGAAGATAAGCTTAATGATACTGATATTGCTAAGGTCGTAGGATGCGCCAGACAGACAATTTATGATTGGAAGAATAAGGTAGAGTTCACAGCCGAGTTGACTAGACGACGACTTGATAAAAAACAACGCATTAAAGAGTTCGGTGAGGTTATTCTGTATGATAAGTACGAAGAGGCATTGGAAGCAATAGCCCACAATATAACGGATGGAAGTCCGAGGAACAAACTCTTAGCCGCTATATGGTGGGCTGAGAAGATAGGTGGGAAGCCAACAACTAAGACAGAGGTTGTTGATGGAAGAGAAAATAAAGAGATAGTTCCTATTGATATGTTGAATGAAGAGATTAAAGAGTTTGAGAATGAATAAGCGTAAGCCTATGTTTATCTACTGTTTATAAAGGTATACCTTAAAGGCTAGAATATAATTAACCAATCTAAGCCATTCGTAATGTTTAGTAAGGTGGTAGAAACAATTGATAAACGTTTAATAAAAACATTGACCTTTATAAACGAATAGTATATTATCATACTATGAAGTATATGGAGGTTGATTGATATGAGAGTATATGGTTATGCGAGGGTAAGTACTAAGGAACAGAATCTAAGTAGACAACTGGTAGAGTTAACTAAGTATGTTGATGATAAATATATCTTTGCTGATAAACAAAGTGGAAAGGATATGGATAGAGTGGAGTACCAACTACTAAGAAAGATAGCACAGAAGGATGATGTTATATGTATTAAGTCTCTTGATAGGTTGGGTAGAAATAAGCAACAGATAAAGAATGAACTTGAATACTATAAGTCAGAAGGTATAAGGGTAAAGATACTTGATATACCAACAACTATGATGGAGATACAAGAAGGCCAAGAGTGGCTGATAGATATGATTAATAACTTATTACTAGAGGTACTAAGCACAATGGCTGAGCATGAACGTATAAGTATTAAACAGAGACAGGCCGAGGGCATTGCAGTATTAAGAAGTAATAACAATGGCAATGGAATAGGAAGGCCGGAGATAGAGTATCCAAGTAACTTCAATGAAGTATACAGACAATGGAAAGATGCTAAGATCACTGGGGTTAAAGCAATGGAGCTCCTTCAGTTAAAGAAGAATACATTTTATAAATTAATTAAAAGGTATGAGGAGAACTAAAGAGTTCTTCTTTCTACCTGAGTTGAATATAAAATCCCCCCAAAAGTTATTTGGGCTGATAAAAAGGAATTGGGCCCCACAGTTTCCACAATATTTTTTGACCTTCAAAAGTAATTTTAAATTGCCCTCCCTATAAGGCATTGCTCAAAAGAGTGGTGTCTTATTTTAATATAAATATAGAAGGAGTGAATATGATGACTGAAACAAATAGATCAATATTTGCTAAGAAAGAATGTAAGAAAGATACCGGAGTTGAATGGAGCAAACACTATTGTAATAATGATTGCAATTCATGTGATTATGGTAAAGATTTTAAAAATCAAATAATAAAAAAATAGGGTGATTATATGGATGAAGGAAAACAGAATAGAAAATTACTATATACTCACCTGAAAAAGATATTTAATCCAACCAAAGCAGCTGAGTTAATGAAGCAGCATAATGAGCATTTGTTTGATTATCACGGATTAGCTTGGAGTGTAGGAAAAAGAGACTTTGAATTTTTCTGTATGTATTTTCTTCAAGATGTATTTCTGGTTAAAGAAGATAATGCGGCAGCTCCTATAGCAGATGTCCACCGCGAACTATGGGAAGATATACAAGATTCTATAATAGGTGATGGGCCTGAACAAATAGGGCGAATACTTCCACGTGGAACTGGTAAGAGCGCATTTGCGACTTATGCTTCAACTACATGGAGTCATTGTTATGGATTTAAAAAGTATACGTTGATATGTTCAGATATAGGAAGTACAGCTGAGAAGTTTATTAAAGATATAAAGAATACATTTCTTGATAATGATTATATAGAAAAGGCTTTTGGAAAGCTTCTGGATGACAGGGATAAAAGATACATCTGTAATTCTACACAGTTAGAGTTTACGAATGTATCTTTTTTAGAGGCTATTTCTTCTAGCTCACCTATGCGTGGTAGAAAATATGATAATTGTAGGCCTGATCTTATTATACTTGATGATTACCAAAGTGAGGATGATGTAAGAACTGAGGATGCCAGGTTAAAAAAGTGGAAGAGATTTTCTGATGATGTTAAGTATGCGAGTCAGAAAGCTTTATACCGTAATGGTAAATTAATTAAAAAGGGAACTACTTTTATTGCGGTTGGAACATTGCAACATAAAGAATGTTTCTATAGCAGGTTAATGAAACTCCCAACATGGAAATTTAAAAATAAAAAAGGTGTCTTGATTGATGACATAGATGTTTATTTTGATACGGGTCTATGGAAGAAATTTAAAGACATTTTATTTAACTTTAAAATTGAAACTCATTTAGAAGATGCAAAAGAATTCTACTGGCAGCATGCAGATGAAATGAAATTTCCAATGTTATGGAGTGAGTACTGGGATTGTTTAGATATTGCAATGCAGTACTATGAGAATCCTTCAAGTTTTAAGCAAGAGGTCCAGGGAGATATTAACAGTATAGGTGAGAAATGGTTTAAGACTATTGCCACCGAAACAAGAATTGAAATAGAAGCTCATAAGTTTAGAAAAACTATGTTGCTTGTAGATCCTGGAGCAACGGCTAATATTAAATCAGATTATACAGCTTTTTTAGTTGGTAGTGAAGCTGATAATAATTTGAAATATGCGAGGAAAGCAGAGTTAGCTAAGATTAATGCTAGAACTGATTTTGATAAGTATATAAAACATATGGCTGATTTATTAAAAGAATTCCTTCAAATTACTCATGTTTATATTGAAAAAAATACTTTCAATGGCGCAGATGCAAATGCACTTGAGAAATCAATTAAAGAAGAACCGGTATTGAAACACAGGAATATAACTATCATCAATGAAGCTCAGAAAAAAAATAAAGATGATAAAATTTCTACTATAATCCCATCCATGAATAAAGGACAGATTATATTTTGTGATGAAGATACCGAATTTACAAATCAGATTTTAGACTTTAGCGGTCAGAAGTTTTCCCTTCATGATGATGCTCCAGACATAACTGCAGAATTTGCAAATAGAATTGGAGGTATTAAAAGTTCAGGACAATTTAAAATGACTTGGGTTTAGCTGAAAGGTGGTGAGAAAAATAGGATTTTTTAATTTTAAAAAGACAGTAGATAAAGTAGTTGATGGTGTTAAACGTAAAATGTTTGATGGATATTATAGTCAACAAACACGAATAGCCCCTGATATGAATACAACGGATTTCTTGAGAAGCTATGGTCAAATCGGTTGGCTCTTTGCAGCAGTTAATCGCATAAGTCAGAATGTTGGTAGTAGTGAATGGAAGTCTTATAAAGGTGACGTAGTACAACAAAACAGTTTGGCGTTAGATGTGCTTAAACGTCCTAACAGATTTATGTCACAGTATCAATTGCTTTGGAAAAGTTCTGCTTACTTAGAGCTAACTGGTAAATGTTTTTGGTATATTGCAAAGGACGGACTAGGAAGACCTAGAGAAATATGGTGTTTAAATCCTTTAGATGTATGGATAATTCCTGATAAAGATAACTTTATAAAGGGCTATTTATATAAAGCTGGAGCCGAAGATATTCCATTAAGTGTGGATGAAGTTATATTTATATCATTACCTGACTTATTAAACCCATACGGGGGAAAGGGTCCTGCGCAAGCAAGCGCGAATAATTTGGAAATTGATAAATATACCTCAACATATATTAAAAACTTTTTTTATAATGATGCAAGACCAGGAGGCATAGTAAATTTTCCGGATATGGAGCCTGACGAATATGATAGGGCAGTAGAACAATACAAAGATAAGCACCGAGGTGTTGAAAATAGTGGAGAAATATTATTCACTAAGGGTGGATCCGTAACATTTACACCTATTAATATTAATATTAAAGACCTTGATATAAGTAATCTTAAAGATAACACACGAGATGGAATATTAGGCGCGTTTGGTGTGCCTAAATCAATCGTAGGTATTACTGATGATGTTAATAGATCAACCGCCGAGGCAGCTGAGTATACTTTTGCAATGCATACAATTAAACCATTGCTTCATTTATTCCAAGATGTTTTAAACAATGAATTCGTACCAATGTTTGGGGAAGATGGTGAACTTAAGTTTACTGATCCAGTTCCTAAAAATAAAGATTTTGTTAAGGCTGTGGTGGATACTCAAACAGATAAATCCATTACTAAAAATGAAGCAAGAGATATATTAAACAAGCTTATGGGATGGAATCTAGCACATATTGATGGTGGAGATGTGATTTATCAACCTATTAGTATGCAACCTTTAGGAACTGTATTGCCAGCATTATCGAAACCTCCAGATGCAAAACCTCCTGAGAGTATCAAGGAACCAACCAAAGGTATTAAAAAAAAATTTGATTTGAGACTTAAAAGTAAATTTGAAAACTTAGATAAAGAAGCTTACTGGAAATCATTTATCAATAAAACTGATAAGTGGGAAAAAGAATTAGGTCCTATTTGGAAAGAAATATTCCAACACCAAAGTGAAAAAATCATATTAAGTATAAAGGATAATAAATCTTTAAAAGTGTTAAATCAAGATGATCTATTAAAGTTTCTGATGAGCAAAGGCGAGACGGAATACATGGCAAATAAAATATTGCCGATACTGAAAAAGCTTATTGAGGATAAAGGTAAGGAGATCATGGATGATTTGGATGTCAATATATCTTTTGACTTGCATAATCCCATGGTAACTGAATATCTTGATGAATATTGTGGTAAACAAATTACAAATATCAATGCCACCACTGAATCATCAATAAGGGATCAATTAAAAGCTGGTGAACTTGATGGTGAAAGTATTCCTAAACTTTGTGATAGAATAGGAAAATATTTTGATGATACCGAGCAATATAGAACTGAAAGAATAGCTAGAACTGAAGTTATAGGGGCATCCAATAATGCTGCACTTATGGGATATAAACAAAGTGGTGTAGTTGATAAAAAACAATGGCTTACTGCATTGGATGAGAGAACTAGGCCAGCACATACTGAAGCTGATGGTCAAGGTGTAGGTTTAGACGAAAAGTTTATAGTTGATGGTGAAGAAATGGATTGTCCAGGGGATGGGTCTGCTGAGAATGTGATTAACTGCAGGTGTACTTTAATAGCAAAATTTGATTAGTTGGAGGCATCTTATGAAATGTGAATGTGGTGGTAGCCTAATAAAATTTAATTTACACACTTATATATGTCCGTTATGTGGATTAAAACAAGCAGTTGCGGTTGCTTATTTGAAGCCTTCTATGAACACTTTTGTTAATACAGGAGTGAATACAACAATAAATATTCAATGTAAGGATATACAAAATCAACAGTATTTAGAAAAAATACAGGAGAATATTCTTAACGCATTTAGATTGCCATCCAAATATTTCAAAAATTGAAAGGTGGATTTTAATAAATGAGTGATTTATTACAAAGAAAAGGAATCATAAAAATTAGTGATGATTTAATACGCAAAAGTCCTGAAAATGTAATGGAAATATTAAAAGATGCATTGGTCGTAAGAATTGATAACGACTTTATGACAAGATCATTAACTTATAGGGCATATTCAAAACACTTTGATTTATGTGATGAACAAGAGTCAATTCCAATTTATGTAGCTACAATTACTAATATTAATTCTACTAAGAATGGGAATATAGAAGTAAAGTGGGGTAGAGAAAAAGAATATACTGAAAAATCTGTTATGAATATGTTGGAAGAAATAAAAAAAGAAATTTCTAGTAAAGAGGAGCCAATAAGTTTTAGTGGTGAGGATAAAAGACTTAAATAGAATTAATTAATGAACTTATAAAATATAGGTTCTTTTTTTATGCACTAAGGAGGTGAGAGTTTGAAGACTAAAGTGTTACAAATGAATTGGCAAGTTAAAGTACTTGATGAAGCCAATAGAATTATTGAGATGATAGGCAGCGATGAAAGTTTTGATAGAGTTGGAGATAAAATGTACATGGCCGGAGCTGACCTAACCAACTATTTAAATAATCCCGTAATAATTGCTAATCATAATTATGGATATACTGAAAAACCTAGCGTTATTGGTAGGGCCTTAGATGTTAAAATCGTTGGGTCTAAAATGATATTTAAAATACAATTTGCTGAGACAGAGAACGGCAAAGAGTGGTTTTATTTATACTCAAACAAATACATGAATGCTAGTTCTATTGGATTTATACCTAAAGAATATAAACCCAATGACCAAGGCGGTTATGACTTTACAAAATGGGAGCTCTTAGAGCTCAGCATGGTAGCAGTTCCTTGTAATCCAAACGCAGTGCAAAGGGCCTATGAAGATAAAAAAATCTCCAAGGCTCTTTTTGATTTGATTCAAATTAATGAAAGTGAGGTAGAAAATATGACAAGCAAAGAAGTTGAAGATCTAATCTCCAAAGCGGTAGATGATAAGGTGAAAACCTTAGAAACAAAACATACTGATGAGTTAGCATTAAAAGTAAAAGAAATTGAGGGGCTTAATACACAAATTAAGGAGCTCAAGGATTCGGTTGAAGTAAAGGCAGGAACTAAGCATAGTAAATCGACTGTAGATGCTGTAACAAAGGCATGTGATGGAATATCAGAACATGTTAAGGCTTTAAAGGCTTTAGTTGACACTCCAAATAACCAGGAAACTGATGGTGACGATGATGAAGGTGACACCGCAAAAGATTATACTGCAGAGCAAATAAATAAAATGGTCGCTGAAAGCGTAGAAAAAGCAATAAAGGGGGAAAAATAATATGCCAAGATTAACTGATAAAGAATTAGCAGCTGTAATAGCTGGAACAACTGAGGCTGTACTAAATGAAAAAGGGTTTACAAAGGTGTTAAATAAACTTAAATTTAGTGAAAAAGAACCTGATGAAATGAGTAAAGAAGAAAAGACTTGCAAGTATTTCCTTGCTAAGATGGATAATAATAGATCTGAAATAGCTAAATATTGCGGTGGTGTTGCAAAAGATTTGAATGGTAATACTTCGGGAAGTGGACTTGAACTTTTGCCAACAGAATTTCATTCAGATATTATAGATAGAGTTAAGTCAGATCCAATTGCATTAAGAAATAAATGTACATTAGTTCCAGTTGTATTTAGGAATGGAACGTGGCCTATTGGAGTTACAGGGGTTAATTTAACCTGGGAGAACTCTGATACTAATCCACTTACACCAACTTCTCCAACATTTAGCTCATTGGCTTATAGTGTAACTAGACTAGATGGTTATACGGCGCTTGCTCGTGATCTTATGGAGGACACACCAGTTAGTCTTTATGAATATCTTACAAAGCAGTATGCAAAAGCATTTGTTAAAGCTGAAAATCTAGCAATTATGGTTGGTACTGGAACTCTACAACCACAAGGGATAATTAATGCTGTAGGTTTAAATATAATTCCAGGTATTAACGCAGCAACAACTAATGTTTTGCATTGTGACGATATGGTTTCTCTTCCATTTGCTATTGATGTTAATTGGAGAGATGGTGGTGTTTATTACATGAACACTGGTGCTGTAAGACAAGCTAAGTTATTCAAGGATTTGCAAGGTAGATATTTATGGGTTAATGGAGATGTTCAAGCAGGAAAGCCGGCAACATTTAATGGATATCCTGTACAAGAGTTTACAGCATTGTTCCCTGAGAACTTAACAGTTAATGCAAAAGCAACTTGTTCTGAAATGGTATTTGGAAACTTAGAGTATTTCTACTTATTCGATAAAGGAGAAATGGGTTCTGAATTAAATACACAATCAGATGAGGCTTTTAAAACACATTCTGTTTTGGTAAAAATGTGGGAGCGTATTGATGGAAAAGCCTCCATTGGTGCTGCATTTGCTCTATTAACTGGATTCTTAAAATAATTGGAATTAAGGTTATGAAAATACTCATAGCCTTTTCCTTTTTAAAAGGAGCTAGCAATAATGAAAATAAAATTATTAACTTTTGTTTCAAAGCAAGAGGTCGGAACTTTAACTGATTTAAAACGAGGCGACATAATTAACATAGATGAAGTAATTGCTGAGAAATTAATAGAAAATGGGAAAGCAGAATTTCAATTTTAAGGAGGAATATTAAGTGAAAGTAGTTAAATTTATAAAACCATTAGATGGGTACAGAATTGATGATTGCGCAAGTTTTGAAGATAAGGTTGCAGAAAGAGTAATAGTTTCAGAATATGGTGTTGAGATTCAAATAGCGGATACAAAGATTGTAGACCCAACTGCTAAAAAGTAGGTGGTATAAATGCCATTAACAACTGTAGCAAAATGTAAAAGTTATTTAGGTCCTTCTTATATAGATTCAGAAGATGATTTTTTAACTGATCTAATAGATAATGTTCAAACTATAGTAGAAAATTATTGCCATAGACATTTTGATGAGACAAGTTATATCTCAGAGCAACACAATATTAATCATAAGATTTTCACAAAAGAAACGCCTATAATATCAGTTGAAAATATTGTTAGGCTTGATGGCAGCATAGTAAATACTGTGCCCAATAGTAATGGTATGAGTAATTATAGGATATTCCCAGGTTATGTTGAACTACTTGATTATAAATATGTGACTATGGGAGATAAGCTTAAGTATGTTAATTCAGAGGAATCATATGTTGAAATATCTTATACTGCAGGGTATGAAACTGCTCCTGCTGATTTAAGATTAGCAGCTACTAAACTTGTTGCATTGGAGTATAAAGAAAGTAGAGAAAATAGATTAGGCATAGAGCAAGAATCAGAGGGTGATGTGAGTTATACGTATTCTAAAAAAGATTCACAAATGCCATTAAATATTAGTGCTATATTAGATCGTTATAAAAGGGTATCACTATGAGACATGATGATAGTTGCTTGATTACTAGGACCACTATCACAAAGGATCCCATAACTCATATAGGTAAGCCCATTACTTCCGACTTAAAACCTTTCCCATGTAGATTAGGGCGTGCAAGTGGAAGTTTATCACAAACACAACCTCAAGAGATCTTTACACAGACCCTAAAATTATATATTACTGATATAAATGTAGATATAAAGTTTGCAGATATAGCGACTATAAGTGGAATCAAGTACACTGTAGGCAATGTATATAAACCCAATAAGCATCATATAGAAGCTGAAATTACGTATAAAGGGGAAGCGTAATATATGGATGAATTTACGATAGAAGGTTTAGAAGGAATTCAAAAGGCTTTGACTGATATATCCAATAAGTTTCCAGAAGAAAAGCAAAAGGAATTATTAAAATTAGGGCTAATGTTTGAGTCAGAAATTAAGCCTTTGGTACCTGTAGATCAAGGGAGGCTTAGAGCTTCAATAAATTCTCAGGTAACAGGTGACACTGTTGAAACTGGTACAGATGTTGAATATGCTCAAGATGTAAATGATGGACATCCTCAGCATGCAAGATTTCTTCCAGCTCAATATTTGAAGAATTGTTCTAATGACAAAGGTGTAATGCTTAGTGAAAAATTCATAGAAGGAAAGCACTTCATGGAAGATGGATTCCAAAATCTACAACCTAAGGTATTACCTGAATTAGAAGATTGGATACAAAAGATGTTAGATAAAATTGAGTAAACAAATTATGGGGTTAGTAGGTGACAACTATGTTAATGGATATTATCAATAGCATTAGTGCATTAATAGCGAAAAAAAGTGATGCAACAACATATATACAGAGTATTGGAGAGGGTTTTGATAGACCGTCTTTTTTTATTACCCATATTAACAGTGGTACAGAAGATTTGAATAGATCAGTAATTAACAATAATATCTTTATTCAAATTGTTTATTTCGCGCCCATAGATGTTTATGACAATGTTGATACAGAAAATCAATACAATATTTATGATGTTTTAAAGGGTATTTTTAAAAAAGGTTATTTTATGGTGGGAGATAGAGCTGTTAAGATTGCTCAACTTACAGGTGGACCAAGGGGAGCAGAAATTTATTTAACACTTAACTTAAATATCACAGAACAGAAACAAGATGATGTTCAAGACTCTCCTATAGCTGGTGAGGTTAACTTGAATTTAAAAGGAGGTATTAACTGATGGGATTACCCGATATACGAATAATTTTCAAACAAGCTGGAATTACAGCTGCCAAAAGAGGCCAAAGGGGTATCGTAGCTTTGATCTTAAAGGATGCAACCCATAATGGGTTAATTACTATGAACTCAAACACAGATATCCCAAAAGAGTTAAGCACGTATAACAAAGATCAATTAAATAAAGCATGGCTTGGTGGGGTAAATTCACCATTAAAGGTTATAGCTTTCATTGAACCAATTGCATCAACAGATTACTCAGAAGCTATGGGTGTATTGGAATCTACTAAGTGGAATTACTTGGCTATACCAGGAATAATAAGTGCAGATAACGCTATTATTGGTACCTGGATAAAAGGTTTAAAAGATAATATGGACATAAGAATTAAGGTAGTTCTTCCACATTATCCTGGAGATCATGAATGTGTTATTAATTATGATACTGATGATCTAACAGTAGGTGAAGTAATCTATGATGCTACTGATTATTGTGCTAGAATAGCTGGGTTATTAGCTGGAACCCCATTAGATATGTCAGCTACCTATCAAGTATTGCCGGAGGTTACAGATGTTCCTCATTTATCTATAACTGCATTCAATACGGCAATAAATGCAGGAAAACTTGTTTTAATTAATGATGGTGAAAAGGTTAAAGTAGCGAGAGCTGTTAATTCACTCGTAACTACTACTGCTGATAAAGGAACTGACTATAAGAAAATTAAATTAGTAGATATTATGGACCAAATTCATGACGATTTGAAGAAAACTACAGCAGATAACTATACTGGAAAGCTACCTAACAATTATGACAACAAATGTATTCTGATAATAGCTTACAAGGCTTATTTAGAATCTTTAGAAAATGACTCACTGCTTGATAAAGGTAAAACAACTATTGGTATAGATATAGAGTCCACAAGTGTTTACTTGAAATCAGTAGGCATTGATATTTCATTATTTACAGAGCAAGACATAAAATCAGCGAATACGGCCGAAAAAGTGTTTATTTCTGGAAATACAAAAATACTTGATGCGATGGAAGATTTCAACTTAAATTTAGGAATATAAGGAGGCTTAATATATGAGTAACGTAATGGATGCAAAAAATATTATTAATGGTACATGGGGACAAGTTTGGATGGACAGCGATAGAGTATCAGAAGCATATGGACTTGCAGCTAAAGTTACTAATCAAAAGGTAGCTGTAAATATCTGTGGAAAACTTGCAGAAGATACAAAAACAACTGGCATACAATGTAAAGGCACATTAAAACTTCATAAAGTATCGTCAAGAATGATAATAAAAATTAGTGATAATCTCAAAAACGGTAAAGAAACAACTGCTGTTTTGATTTCCGCACTTGCTGATCCAGATGCTTATGGATTTGAAAGACTTTGCATTAAAGATGCAAAGTTTGATGAACTTACATTAACAGATTGGGAAGCTAAAAAGAACGGTGAAGAATCTATTCCATTTACTTTTACAGATTGGGAATTCTTAGATAAAATAACACCACAATAAATATCATGGGAGCTTAGGCTTCCTTTTGTTTTTTAAAAAATTAATTATTAGGAGGAATTATAAATGAATATAGTAGAAAAATTATTAAAATTAGACGCAGGTAGTATCACAGTTCCGACTCAAGAGGTAAAGATCGAGAGGCTAAGTACATTAGTTGGAGAAGATGCTAATTTCACATGTAATGCAATAAGCTTAGATGCCTACAATGAGGTCCAAAGCAATTCAGTAATTTTAGATAAAAAAGGAAATATAAAAGGATATAATACTGGCGGTATGCAATTATCATTAGTTTTAGCTGGCGTTCCAGAATTAAAATCAAAGGAACTTATGGACCATTTTAGTTCACCTACACCTGAAGAATTAATAAAAAAAATATTGTTACCTGGTGATGTATCAAATTTAGCAAAAGTAGTATCTCAACTTTCTGGTATAGAAGAAATTGAGACTGCAGGTGAAGATGTAAAAAACTAATAGAGGAAAATGGTGAGGTTCAAATGATGTATTATGCTTTCAAACTACATGATATATCTCCTTCTGTTTTCCAAAACTATGCTGCAGGTGAAAAAATAATCATTAGTGCATTTATTTCAAAAGAAGTTGATGAAATTAATGAAGAAAATAAAAAGGGAAGTGAGTAAATGACAATGCAATTAAGCGCTATCATGAACCTCACTGGTAATTTTGCAGCACAAATACAAAAAAATGCTGAGTTAATGAAAGGTATTAAAGGACAAGCGGATCAAGCTGGTAGTTCAATAAGAAATGCTTTTTCAAATTCAGCACTTGGACAAAAAATGGCGAGTGGTATTTCAATTACGAGAGATGCATTTGGTGCAGCTGGAATTGCTAGTGCCGGATTTCTAAAGGTATGTGTCGAAGGCGCTACAAAAGCACAAAAGACAAATGCAGATTTAGCACAAACAATAAAATCTACTGGTGGAGCTGCTGGGCTTACTGCTGCACAAGTTTCCGCTATGGCAACCAGTTTAAGCAAAACAACAACATTTGGTGCTGGTGCAATAAAAACAGGGCAAAATATGCTTTTAACCTTTACCAATATAGGTAAAAATGTATTTCCTATGGCTAGTCAGGCTATGTTAGATCTTGCCCAAAAGATGGGTGGGGATCCTGTTAGTTCTTCTGTTCAGTTAGGTAAAGCACTTAATGATCCAATCAAAGGCATTACAGCATTATCTAGAGTTGGGGTTACTTTTACAGAACAGCAGAAAAAACAAATAGAAACTATGCAAAAGGCTGGTAATATGGCTGGGGCCCAAAAATTAATACTTAATGAATTAAATAAAGAATTTGGAGGCCAAGCAGCGGCAGCAGCTAAAACTTATGATGGTCAGATGAAACAATTAGGAAATACGATAGGATCAATAAAAGCCACTATAGGCTCTGCTTTGTTGCCTTATTTACAGGGAATAAGTGAGAAACTTAATTCTGGAGCTCAATCGGTTGCTAGTTTTGTTGGTCAACATAAAAAATTAGTGGTTGCGGTATTATCCATGACTGCAGTTTTTGGAACACTTGTGGGTGGAATTGGATTATTCACAAAAATATCAGGAGTTTTAGGACCTGCGGTTAGTGGAATCGGAGGTTTAATAGGTGGGCTTTCATTGCCTATATTAATTGTTATAGGCGCTATTGCTGGCTTAGTTATCGCCTATACAAAGAATTTTGGTGGTCTTAAGACATTTATCGATGGAATCGTAGGCGGTATATCATCCGCATTTAAGATGGCAACGTCTCAATTCAAAAAAACTGGTGATGCCATTGGTGCCATTGGGGTATTTATAACGAATGTTTTTGGTACCAAGGTAGGAAATACAGTAACCGCATCATTAACCATGATAAAAACAATTGTGCTTAGTACAATAAGTACAATAAAATCACATATGCCACAGATAAAAGCTGTAGTTCAATCTGTATTTCAAGGTGTTGCAGCTCTCTGGATTAGTGTTTTAAAACCCGTTTTGAGTTTTATGATTACAGAAATAGGGAAAGTAGTTCAATGGGTAATTAAAAATTTCCCGCTTATAAAACAAACTATATCAACAATTTTAAATGGAGCTATGAGTGTTATCAAAATTGTATTATCTGGTATTCAAGCATTTTGGAGTACATGGGGTCAAACTATCATGGATTATGTAAGTATTTGCTTTAATGGTATAAAAATCATTATAGATACTGTTATACATGTAGTCCAGGATGTTATTAAAGCCGTCATGCAAATTATCACTGGAGACTGGAAAGGCGCATGGTCTAGCATGGTAGATGCCGCTAAAACCATTTTTGGCGGAGTGGGAGCACTTATCAGCAATGTACTTAACGGTGTCGGTAAAATTTTCGTTGATATTGCTAAGGTTGCCATAGGTTGGGGCAAAGATATGATAGACGGAATAATAACTGGTATAAAAGGTGCCATAGGAGGAATAGGTGATGCTGTAAAAGGTGTTGCTGATAAAATAAAAAGCTTTCTTCATTTTTCTGTACCAGACGAGGGTCCGTTAACTTTAGCGGCTTAATACAGTAATGTATTTTGAAATAACTATGTGAACCTGTAAATACAGGGTGTGTGAATTTATTCATGCTAACGATGAAAAACTAAGTTTATATTTGTTTGAAAGTGGTATTAATATGGTATAATATAGGTAGGATAGATAAGACTTTATAACCCTTATCGATAAGGCACTTTCCCAAGTGCTTTCCTACTTAATAAAAATTGAATATTGGGAGAAATAAGAAAGCCTAGGGAGGGTTATTAATTATGCCAAAAAAGAAAACACATGAACAATTTTTAGAAGAAGTTTATTCTTTGGTAAAGGATGAATATTCAATATTAGGACATTATGAAAAGAACTCAATAAAAGTTAAAATAAAACATAATATATGTGGACATGAATATGAGGTTTTATCGGGTAATTTTTTAAAAGGTAGAAGATGCCCCAAATGCTTTGGTACTCCTAAAAAAACACATGAACAATTTGTAGAAGAAATTTTTGTAAAACATGGTGTCGAGTATAATGTATTAGGTCAATATATAAATAATAATACAAAAATACTTATGGGACATATAAAATGTGGAAACACATGGCACGCCACACCAAGACATTTGTTAGAAGGACATGGATGCCCAAGGTGTGGAGGGAATGAACCTTACACTACTGAAATGTTTACAAAAGAAATATCTAGAATCTTTAAAGATAAAATAGTTTTGGATGGAGAATACAAAAATTCAAAAACATTAATTAAAGTTAAATGCTTGATTGATGGTTGCAAATGGGAAAGCATTCCTTCAAATTTACTCAAAGGTTGTGGATGCCCAAGATGTGGTGGCAATGAAAGATATACTACTAAAACTTACAAGAATAAAATATTTGAATTATATCAAGACGAATTTACTATCTTGGGTGAGTATAGTAGCAATAAAATTCTTGTCAAGCACAACAAATGCAATTACATTTGGGAGGTTGCACCTTCAAGCTTAACAAGCGGATATGGATGCCCAAAATGTAATGAAAGTAAGGGTGAAAAAAGAGTTTCTAAATTCTTAGAAAATAATAAATTAGATTATACGCCTCAATATAAATTTGAAAATTGTAGAAATAAAAGAATGTTACCTTTTGATTTCTATATTCCACAGTATAACCTCTGTATTGAATATGATGGAGAACTTCATTATAAGGTTGCGAGGTATGGGGATAAAGACAAGATGAAACTCAAACTAGACATGACACAATTTAGAGATAAATTAAAAAATAAGTACTGTAAAGACAACAATATTAAACTTCTAAGAATACCATATTGGGAGTTTAAGAATATAGAAACCATTTTAAAGAGTGTTCTACCATAGCACTCTTTTTCTTATGTAAACAAATATGAATATGTCAATATCGTGCCAAGTCCCTGACAATGTAGTTTAGACTACGTTAGTGGAAAGGTGTAACGACTAAAATGGGTAATACCCTAAGAGGTTTAAGGTGCAATTCCTTATTCCGTAGTGCATAGATTCTCTATAAGAGAATATGAGATAGTCTAAACCGACTCTTAATTGAGTGTTAAAGTATTACGAAAGTAACGGTATAAATTGTAACAGATTACGAAAGCTGGATGCCCGATTTTATGGGTGGACTTTCAACTGGAATTACCGCGAATATACCATTGATTCAATCTGCAATTAATAAAGTAACGTCTACTATGAATATGAGCAAACCCATCATGATTAATACTAAACAAGTAATAGATCCTATTAAGAATACGTCTTTAGGTATCAGATCAAACTCAAATGATGGGTCATCCAATGCATTAAGAGCCAATACTATAACAAAAGGAAGTATAGCAATAACGATTGCTAAGCTTGCTGACCAAATAATTATAAGAGAAGATGCTGACATAGATAAGTTAGCTAATGCATTATTATTAAAGCTTAATTCAACTGTTATAAATATGCCTTAAGGAGGTACTAACATGGAATTTTGGTTAATTCAAAATAGTGAAAAATTACAACTTCCGGTACCTCCACCAAAGTATTCTATAAAAAGAGCTTTAAGCAATACAGTTATGAATGTTGAGGGGATAGGCGAAGTAAGTTTTATAGGAAAGCCTAAACTTATAGTAATACCAGTAATAGAAACTTTTTTTCCAAATCAAGTTTATAGCTTTTGTCAGTATAAAGATTTTCCTAATACTTCTGAATGTACAGCTATGATTGTAAAGTGGATGGCGAGTGGAAAACCGATACGGTATATTATTACAGGTGTAATAAATTTAGAATGTACAATAGAAAGCTTTGAATATGGGGAAGCTGATGGAACCGGTGATGTATCTTTTTCTTTAGAATTAAAGCAATATAAGCGAATAGTTTTAGCAGCTACTACGCCCACAACTACTTCGAGTCTAAAGATATCAACCACAAAGGCACCAATTACAACAAAAGCTACAGTAGCTCAAAGACCTACTAAGGACGTAGCGAAGAAATATACGGTAAAAGCTGGAGATACTTTGTCAGCAATTGCTAAAAAACAATATGGCGATAGCTCAAAATATACACTTATAGCATCAAAGAACAAACTTAAAAATCCTAACTCAATCAAAATAGGGCAGGTGCTTATATTATGATTAGTATTTATACTCTTTATAATGGTGTTACTACAGATATAACTAATGTTGTAAAAACTATAAGTAATACAGGTGATAAATCACAGGTTGCAAGGAAAATAGATGTTGTTTTAGCATATTCTATATGGGATAGAAACCAACCACGAACGCAAGTAGGTCCAGGAACAAAGATATGGATGCTAAAAGATGGAAAAGAAATTTTCAGAGGTGTTGCATGGACCAGAGGTTTGAAATCATCCGCGGAGGAATTGACGTTTACTGCATATGACTATTTAATATATCTTACAAAGTCTAAAGTAACCTTTAATTTTAAAAATATTATGCCAGAGGATGCAACAACTAAAATTTGCAAAGAACTTGGAATAACTGTAGGAACACTTGCAAGTACACAAATTAAAATAAATTTACTTATAGCTCAAAAAACTGGTTATGAAGCAATAATGCAAGTATACACTCAAGCAAGTAAGAAAAATGGTAAAAAATATATTCCCGTTATGGATGGTACTAAGCTAAATGTAATAGAAAAAGGCAAGGTTGTAATAGATTATACCTTAACAACGCAACTTGATGGCATAGGCAATAATATTGGGGATGTAGACTATCAAGATACGTTGGATAACATGATTAATAAGGTTAAAGTCTATAATGACCAAAATGTATATGTAGGTGAGGTCCTTAACCAAAGCAGTATTAATGATAATGGATTAGTTCAAGATAATTATACTAAAGAAGCTGATAAAAACTATACTACAGTTGCTACTGGAATGCTCCATGGCGTAGACCAAATTCCAACTATTTCAGATATCATAGGAAATTGGGGATGTCGAACTGGTTATGCAGTTAAAAGTAAAATATTTTATCTTGATATATTGAAAAATGCAGTACTTTATATCGAAGGTGATACTCATACTTGGGAAGTAGAAACAGAAAAATACACGATGAGTTTAAACTTAAGCTTCAAAAATACAATGGATAGCGAGGAGTGATTAAATGAATGACCCATACTCTGGAATTTTAAACCACATGCGAAAACAAGGGGCTAAATATAATGCTCCTGGTATTCAAATGGGCATAGTTATATCTAGTGATCCATTAATAATTAAGGTAGGAGATCTGCAGATAGATAAGGATAATATATTTATTGCAGATTATCTGTTAAAGGACTATACAAGAAAAATAAGTTTACCAAGTACTAATGCAATAGGAACCGCTGGAGATCAAAACATTTCAAATATATCTATTCCTGAAGCAATTTTGAATTTTAAGGATGGATTAAAAAATAATGATACTGTGATTATGTTTGAAACAGAGGATGCACAAAAATATATTATTTTAGCAAGAGTGGTGGAATTATGAGCATATTTCCAGTTGAAACCATTAGTACAATAATAGAAGCTACAACTAGTGATTCAACAGATCTACCTCTTTTAATAACTTATGCATGGGATTTTGTGAATGATGATTTTTTACTAACTGATGGTAAAAACACTTTAGTTACTGGTATTGATGCAGTTAAAGTTTGGGCATGGAAAGCACTTCATACTCCACGTTATAGGTACTTAGCTTATAGTTGGAATTATGGAAATGAATTTGAAGACTTAATAAATAAAGGATATTCAAATGAAGTTCTAAAAAGTGAAATAGAAAGGTGTTTAAAAGAAGCACTATTAATAAGTGCTTATATAACAAGTATTCAAGATATTAGCATAGTTATTGATGGTAGCAAAGTTAGCGTAGATTTTACTATAGTTACTATCTATGGGGAGGCGAGCATAAGTGTATAGTGAAAATGGTGTTGATATTTTAAATAGAATGAAGAGTAATGTTCCCTCTGATGTAGATACGTCAGAGGGTTCAATTGTTCATGATGCCCTTTCGCCAACTGCTAATGAAATTGAACAAAGTGGTATTAATTTAGATGAGGTGGCTAATAAATTTGATTTAACTAATTTAAGTGGTGTAGAACTAGAAACTAGAATTAATCAAAGAACTGGATTAACAAGGAACCTTGCAACCTACTCACATACAGTAGTTAGCGTAATTGGTAATGGAAATATTAACATAGGAGACTTATGCCAAACGCTTGGTGGAATTCAATTTAAATTTACAGAATCAAAAACAATAAGTATATCCGATACAATAAATGTACAGGCTGTAGTTGCTGGTTCTTGTGGAATTGTTCCTTCAGGACAGATAATTCAATTTCCTATAGCCATACCTGGCATTGTAAGTATAACTAATAATAATCCTACTATTGATGGTTTTGATGCAGAAAGTGATACATCATTACTTCAAAGATACTATCAAAAGATACAAGCACCTACAACGCAGGGTAATATAGCACAATTTATTAGCCTTATAATGGCATTTACCGGAGTAGGAGATTGTAAGGTGTATCCTACCTGGAATGGTAATAACACAATAAAGCTTGTAATAATAAATGCAGATAAGTTGCCACCAAGTGTAGATATGGTAACACAAGCTCAAGCACATATGGACCCGGGGATTAAAGGGTTAGGATATGGTGTAGCACCTTTTGGTGCATTTACAACCATTGAAGGTGCAATTCCTAAAAATATAAATTTAAACTTTACAGCTATAAAAGATACTAACTATACAGATGCGGAAAGGCTTAAAAATATTCAGGACTCTATAATTAAGTACTTAAAGACCTTGGCTTTTATATCAACCTCTATTTCTTATAATTGGATGGGGAATTTAATTTTAAATACACCAGGGTTTTTAGATTATTCTAATCTGACTATTAATGGAGGAACATCAAATATACTTTTGAGTTCTACCATGATACTAACAGAGTGCCCTGTATTGGGGGTAGTTACAATTGTATAGTGATAATTTAAAACGCAGTGTGGCGGCATCTGTAGGTAATAAAAATATATTTTCAAGCATCTATAATGCACAGGGTATTGAACTTGATACTTTGTTTTCCAATATAGATGATATAAATGCTCAATTCAATGTAGATACTGCAACGTGGGCCCTTGATATATATGAAAAAGAACTAGGTATAACGACTGATTACACAAGACCTTTTGATTATAGAAGAAGTGTAATCAAGTCTAAAAATCGTGGTAATGGTAAACTTGATGCAACAATGATAAAACTTGTTTGTGATTCATTTATAAATGGAGATGTTCAGATTACTTTTGATGGAATTATACATGTTAAATTTACAAGCATTAAAGGTATTCCTCCAAATTTAAATGATTTAAAGAATGCTGTTGAACAAATTAAACCTGCATATTTATTACTTGATTATCTATATTCATATCTACTCATTAAGGAAATAGATAATGTTATGACTTTAGATCAATTGCAAAACACTGAACTTAATTTATTTGCAGGAGGTGCATGAGATGTCAACCAATACAACAAATTTAGCTTTATATAAAGCAGATCCATTAACAGACAAAGACAATACATTTAATATAAAAACTATGTTAAATGATAACTGGGATAAAATAGATGCAAAAACAAAATCTATCACTGATTCAGTAGATCTTGCTAATCAAAACATTGAAAAGTCAAAGATTTTTCAGGATGATTCAATTGCTAAAAAATATGAATTTGGATTTAATAATGGACAATTATATTATCGGGAGGTGACAGTTTAATGGCAAATGAAATTTATATAGCAGACAAAGTTACTTTAGATTCAGTTAAAGCAGATACAAGTATAATTAAAACTGATACTTCAACTATTAAAGCGGATACAAGTACTTTAAAAGCAAATATAGGAACTGTAGGAACAAATGTTTTAAATAATGGAAGTGCTATTACAGGAGTAAAATCTGATACTGCAACAATAAATAATAATGTAAATACAGCTAACACTAATATTAATACCGCAAACACTGGCATTAATGCGGTTAAAGCGCAAATAGCTAATGTACAAGCTGATACAGATGATTTACAAGCAAGTGCCACTACCATAAAGGCTAATGAAGCAACAGTTATTGCAAATGTTGCGACATTACAATCAACAGCTAATAATGTACTCTCAAACACTGGAAGTATTCTGACAAGTGTAGGAAATGTTAGTTCATCAGTTCTCAATGTTAATAATAATATTTTAGGAGTGAAATCTGATACTGCAACAATATTAACTAGAGTAGCTAAATGGTCTGTAAATAAAGTAACAGCGGTACAAGTGGTAATGCCATCATTAGAAACTTGGGTTAATGCTCTTAGTATAACCGGTAAAGGTTGTTTAAGAAAAGCAATTGGTCAGAATAATACTTCAAATGTAATTAGAATAACTGTTGATGGTGTGGTAACTTATTTATCACTTGCTTCATCTACTATTGGAGTTATAGAGGAACAACTCATTAATAGTATGGTCAATGTTGGTGGTGCATATAATTCATCCATGCCTGTATATATGTCTTCTGGGGGTTTTTCACCAGTTGGGGCAATTCAATCGGCTGGGTATCCATCTACAAATGGAACACAATCTACTTCATTATTAGCAGTCCCTATAGAATTTGGTACAAGTCTTTCAATAGATTTTAAGTCATCGACTACTCTTAGTAATATAATTTTATCTTTAAATTATTCTGTATTATAAAAAGGGAGATATTAAAATGAAAAATATATATAAAACAACAACATTACCTAGTGGCTCTATTATTACTGAAACAGATAATCCATCAGAGCCTATAAAAGTAGTTCCTATAGTTTCAGAAACACCACAACCAACCAATCAAGAAATTAATAATAATCAAATGACTATTATGGAAGTATTAGCATCATTAACAGAAGCACTAGCATCTAAGGGAGTGATATAGTTATGGTTAATATGTATTATAAACTTGTAAAAGCAGGATTGAGAACAATGGAAGTAGTGGAAGGAAAGATACAAGTCCTTGAAAAGTATAGATCAGACGTACAGTTATTATTAGATAAGGATAATATAACAGAAACAATATAATTAAGGCACTCGAGAGGGTGTCTTTTTCATATAAAAATATAAGTAGCTGCAGTTAACAGTTACTTAATAAAATTATTTACCTGATTTGTTATTAGTTCCATCAACTAATGTGTAAGTTTGATTGGGTTTTGAAGTTGGGGGCATTGGATTACCTTTGACTGCAGTTACTTTTTTGGTTGTAACTTTACCACTTGCTTCTACAACAACATATTGGCCTGATTTAGGAGCATGAGTGCCGGGCTTTATATTACTATTGGACATAAATATCACTTCCTTTTGTTGATAGTATTCTACAACGATATGTAAAATCCTTTAAACATATACAAAATATTGAATAATAAACAAACAAGACACTTGGAAGGGTGTCTTGTTTAATGCACAAAAATATTAAGGAGGCGGATCAGTTAATGTAAATCGATATGATCTATCTAATAAAAATATATAAAGGCGGTAATTGACAGATGAATGAGTGGGTAAAATCATTAATTATAATAGCATGTTCCATAGTAGGGACTATATATGGAATAAAAGGATATGTTAGGCTCACTAAAAAAGACATAAAAGATATAAAAGATGAGTCTAAAAAAGAAACCATAAAAGAGACTCAAAGTAATACAATACTCGAAACTAAAATGGATTATATATCAAAAGGAATTGATGATATTAAGCTAGATAATAGAGATCAATGCAGACAACTTAATGTCATTGCTGAAAGAGTAACAAGAGTTGAAGAATCTACTAAGTCAGCTCATAAACGAATTGACGATATTGAAAAATAGGGAGGAACATTAATGGCAATAATAAGTTGGGACGAAGGTCATGGAACTGGTCAAGATCGTGGAGCAGAAGGGTTTTTAAATGAAGAAAAAGTTATAAGAGAATATGCTCCAATATGCATTGCTGAATTGCAACGTCATGGACATACTCTTATCAATTGTAATCCACCAAATGCTCCTATGACAGTCAATGAAAGTTTAGCCTATAGAAGTAAACACGCAAATGATAGTGGCTCTATTTTACATTTGTGTTTTCATGTAGATGCATATGATGATGCAAGTGCTAATGGTGCTGAAATTGAGGTGGGTTCAACAAATGGAGCAAAATATGGTCAAAGTGTATTAAATGAAATAGTTAAATTAGGTTTTGCAAGTCGTGGTGTAAAAACTCCGAGTCTTTGGATGACTGGATCAAAAGTTAATGCAGTATCAATTTTAATTGAGCCATTTTTCTGTACAAATAAGGCAGATTGTAATCTTTATAATAAAACATCATTGGGACTCGCATGTGCAAAAGGAATATTGAATATTATTGGTGGAACTATTACACCGACAGCTTCAATTAAATTTCGTAAACTTATAAAAATAATCAAACAAACTCCATTAATAGATTCTAATGGTGCAAATATTCGCACATTCAAGGTCAATGATGAAGTAACGGCTGTAGACGAGGACAAAAACTGGTGGATATTACCTTCAGGCAGTATTTCCAAGGTTAATACAATAGAAATTAAAGTTCAATACGGAGAGGTCACAGCAAGTAATCTATTTGTGAGACAAGAATCACATGCGACAGCTACCAAATTAGGAAGTCTCAATAAAGGCAGTAAAGTACAGATAAATAAGATTGATGGTGACTGGATTAATATAGTTTATAATGGTGGGTTTGGTTGGGTTTTTGGAAAGTATATAACCTTACAATAATAAAATTAAATGGAGGAATGTTAAATGTTAAATCAAATATTAAATTTTATAAGTAATCAAGTCGTGCCAGTTGCCGTTGCGGGTACTTTTGCTTTTTTAATTAAAGAGATTACGCCAGTAGGAACTGCATTAATAAGCTTATTTGATAAGAAGAAAATTGCAGTTGCTAATAAGATAGGTATTGATACCTATAATGGTAATATAGAAAAAGCTACTAATGTTTGGGGCGAAGTAGATGAGGAATTTAGAATTACTCCGCTTTTAACTAAAACTATTGAAGCCGCTCAAGATTTATTTGCACAGAAACTTTTGAAAGTAATACCAGGATTAACTACTGACGATATAGAACATTTGCGACAATCAGTTGCTGGCGTAGTAAATAAAGGTAAAGCAGATCTAATAGCACCAGTAGAAAAAACAGCAGAAGTTATAGAAAAAGTAGCCCCAACCAAAAAATACTTTGATGATGATGGTGTGGAACTTACTCAAGTAGTAGCAAAAGTAGAAACAACAGATACTACAGGATCATCTGGAATGGTTATTAATCCAATAGATGGACAACCAATATTATAATATATTTGAACCTCAGGGAGAAATCCTTGAGGTATTTTCACAAACAAAAGATAAAATCGAAAAGAGGTTAATTAAATATGAATAGTTTTATATCATGGATAGGCGGTAAAAAGTTACTTAGAAAAGAGATTATGAATAGATTCCCTGAAAGTTTTAATAGATATATTGAGGTTTTTGGAGGTGCTGGATGGGTACTGTTTGGCAAGGACAAACATGCTGATATAGAAATCTATAACGATGCAAATGGTGATTTAGTTAATTTGTTTAAATGTGTTAAATATCATTGTGGCGAACTTCAAAGAGAATTAAGTTTTATGTTAAATTCAAGAGAACTCTTTCTGGAATTTAGGGACCAATACAGTTTAAATGGTTCAACAGATATACAAAGAGCTGCAAGGTTCTTCATGGTAATCAAAACGAGTTACGGATCAGATTGTAAAAGCTATGGATGTGTTAAAAGGAATATATCAGTAATGGTTGATTATCTTACAGATATACAAAAGAGATTACAAAATGTTGTCATAGAACATAAGGACTTCCAAAATTTAATAAAGGTTTATGATAGAATAGATGCACTCATATATCTTGATCCTCCTTACTATGGTACTGAAAAATATTATCAAGCTCAATTCAATAAAGATGACCATGTAAGACTCAATGAAACACTTAAGAATATTAAAGGGAAATTCCTATTATCATATAATGATTGTGAGTTTATTCGAGAATTATATAAAGATTTTAATATTGAAGAAATCCAAAGGAATCATAATTTAAAAAATAAAGACGGTAAAAGTAATATGTATAATGAATTAATAATTAAAAACTATTAATCTTAAGCCTAGAACCAGTATAAATACTGGTTCTAGGCTTTATTTTTTGTGAAATATATTTTTAATATTGCTATTATTTATAAATATCCACTTGACACATGACAAGCAAAATGGTATAATTATATTAAAGAGGAGGTGAGAAAGTGATAGATAATATGGGTAAAATAATAGCCTTAGTAATCTCAATACTAACAATACGCCAACTGAACTGCATGAACAGAAAAACGAAGTTAGAAATTGAAAAGCTAAGGCTAGAAATTAAAAGGTTGAGAGGTGATTAACCTCTCTCCTCTTTACCTAATAATATATCACAATAAATATGAAAATAATATACAGTATTTTAGTTTTATTACTAGGTGTAATTTGTATTTTATGGATTAGAAATTTATTGCTAAAAATAACTAAGAAAAAGCTTCAAGCTGAAAAAGACGAATTGTTAAAAAGAAAGAGGTAATATTATGAAATATGAATTTGAAACAAAGGACGAATTAATTAAGTTTCTAGCCTCAGAGGTGTTAACAACTCCTGAGGCTAGAGAATTACTAGACTGCTCAAGACAGTATCTATCTCAGTTAGTATCTAAGGGCAAGATAATACCCATTAAAGTATTAAGTAGAGAAAGCTTATTCTTTAAAGAAGATTTGGAAACATTAAAAAATAAGAAGAACAAAATAAAAGAAGAACAATCTATCTAAACCTCAAGGATAAATCCTTGAGGTATTATTTATTTTTTGTATTAGTATTACGACAATAAAAGGAATATTAGCATATTTGTAGAAATAATACTGGGGGATGATACTAATAATTATAAAAATTATTAAATAAATTAGACTAAAATAAAACAAAGAGGTGCATACATATGATAATGAAGTTAAACGGTGTAAATGGTCAACTAGAAGTAAATGAGGATAGTATAACTATTAAAAGAAAAGGTATATTATCTAAAATGACACAAGGACTTACTAAAGGAGCTAAGACTTTATTTATTAATCAAATAGTAGCCGTACAATTAAAAGAAGGCGGATTATTTACAAATGGTTATATGCAATTCACTCTACCAGGAGGGAATGAAAGAACAAAAGGACTTATGGATGCTACTCATGATGAAAACTCTATTATAATTAAAAAAGCCAATAATTCAGATGCAATTAAAATTAAAGATTATATTGAAAAGAAAATAAGTGATAAAAGTAATCCTCAAATTATAAATCAATCTACTGTAAGTGCAGCTGATGAAATATTAAAATTAAAGCAATTATTAGATACTGGCATATTATCACAAGATGAATTCCAAACTCAGAAAACTAAATTATTAAATCTATAATATACAGAAAAGTGCTTCTAATTAATTAAGGAGTACTTTTGTTTTTTTATCTGAGATATATCAATTGAATCTAAATAAAAGGAAAACATTGCACCTTCCAATTTTAGTAAAGTAATGTATAATAAATGAGAACGTATGTTTTTGGAGGGGTGTCATGAAAGTTATAGCAAAACCAATAGAAATTGTAACCTGGACCGATATTAATGGCAAAATGAATCCTGTAAGATTCAAAATTGCTAATGAAGATGAAAGCATATCTGTAATTAAAATAGATAAGGTGCTCACTATAGACAGAGAAAAGTTGGCGGGTAATAATATGCTAGTTTATAAATGCCAGAGCGTAATCAAAGGTTCAGAAAGGTTGTATGAGCTTAAATATGAGTTCAGCACATGTAAGTGGATACTGTGGAAGCTTTAGGATTAATTTAATATACAAAAAACAAAATGCTGCACCAAGAGGATATCTTGTGCAGCATTTCTAATATATTTCCGTATCAAGGATTGGTACATTTAATTTATAGACAAATTCTTAAATTTTATTCACTTATTTTGATTTTACATTGATTTAAAAACTTTAATATATTCCTCAGATTGAACTGGAGTTAAACCACTTTCAATTCTTAACAAGATATTATCTTTCACAGTAAGATATTGAGTTAACATTGGCATAGATTTGCTTATAGTTTCTATGTATGTTTTTCTAGCAGTGGCATCTACTTTGTTATTAAAAACCTCAATAGATGATACTGTTTGGGAATCCTTTAGTCTGCCGTCACTCCAACAAATCTTTTCAGTATATTGGTTAGGTCTCCCTAATAATTTATTCTGATCGTTTTCAGCAGTAACCATTTCAATCTTAGTTATATGAGCTTTCTCAGTTTCTTTAAACTTATTAAATATTAGTTTTGCGGTCAATTTAACCTTAACTGGTTTTGTTTTAGTTACTGTTGGAGCAACATTACTTGATGTACTTTTGGTACCACTTGAGCATCCTATAAGTGTAAAGAGTGTAAAACACAATAAAGATAATATAATTAATTTCTTGTTTTTCAATTTTTATTCCCCCTGATTATTTGTTATTTATTCCTAATAAATAATAACACCATAATTCAACAAAGTAAATAAATGTGTAATGGGGATCAATGAATTTGATATAAAAAATAAAGGAATATAAGGAAGTTTACAGAAGTATTGAGTTATAGGGGATGATATTGTGGGTTTCAGGGTAAAAAAGAGTTTTGGTCCTAAAGGTTTTAAAATAAATGTAGGTAAAAAGGGGATTTCGTCTGTAAGTTTAAAAATCGCTCCAGGCCTTACTATTAATTCAAAAAGAGGTACTACTGTTGGACTACCAGGTACAGGTATAAGTTATAACACTGGTGGCAAGAAAAAAGTTAGGAACGTAGTAAGTAGAAAATCAGTTGTGCAAGCTACTAATAATGTAACGGCTGCTGAAAAGCAAGCAATTTATCAACAAAGGCTTACTGATATGCGAGCCAAAACTGAAATCAGAAAAGAATATAATAGAAAATTTAAAGAATTTACTGGTGGGTATAATAAAAAGGCTATTATAGCAATTATTGTTTCATTTGTATTGTGCGCAACACCTTTATGGCCATTAGGACTATTGTTGTCTATTCCTTTATTAACGTGGCTCGCAATTGATACGATTATAAAAATAATTAAGTTTAATAAGCATCTGAAGAATCTTAATGGAATACAGTAATGTAATAACTTAATGTCCAGGGTTAGAGAGGTCTAGCTTCAGGGCTTTTTTTTATTTGATTTACTTATTTTAAAGGCAATGCTAAAATTGTATGATTATAACTAATATGGTACTATATAAAAGAAAAAAAGAATATAAGGGGGACATAATTTTGGAAATTAAATCTATGAATAAATCTTATAAAAAGGGGTGGACTTGGCTAATTGCTATTGCAATGGTTATAAGTATGGCTACTGGGTGCAGTAATAATGAGGCAAAAGTGAAAGCTGATGCTAAGGGTACAACTGCAGCTGTCAATACTACTAAAACCGAAACATCCAAAGTAGCAGTCTCTGGTGAACTAAAAGTACATTATATTAATGTAGGACAAGCCGATAGCATTTTAATACAACAAGGTTCAAGCTCAATGCTCATAGATGCTGGTAACAATGCTGATTCAGAAACCGTTAAAAAATACATAACTGATCAAGGGATTACTAATTTAGATTTTTTAGTAGGAACTCATCCACATGAAGATCATATTGGCGGACTCGATTATGTAATAAATAGCTTTAAAATAGGTAAAATCTACATGCCAAAAGCTACTTCTACTACTAAAACTTTTACAGATGTAGTTAATGCTATTAAGAGTAAGGGTATGAAAGTTTCAGCACCGACTCCAGGAGAAAGTTTTAAATTAGGTGAAGCTACATGCACCATATTAGCTCCTAATGGAAGTGGATATAAAGACACTAATAATGATTCTATAGTTATTAAAGTGAGCTTCGGAGGTAATTCATTCTTATTTACTGGAGATGCAGAAGACGTATCAGAAAATGAAATGTTATCAAAAGGTTACGATCTTAAGGCAGATGTGCTAAAAGTTGGCCATCATGGAAGTAATTCTTCTACTACACAAAAATTCTTAGATACCGTAAATCCTAAGTACGCAGTAATAAGTGTTGGAAAAGGAAATGATTATGGCCATCCTGTACAATCAACAATGGATAAATTTAAAAATAAAAATATAGCAGTCTACAGAACAGATGAAAATGGTACTGTGATTGCTACATCAAATGGCAAAGATATTAGTTTTAATGTGAAACCAGGCAGTTATAATGGTGCTAAAGAAAAGGTTGCAGCTAAGACAACTACCACTACCAAAACTTCAAATATGAATAGTGTTAAAGTAGCTACACCAAAAGTAGCCGCACCTAAAGTAACTCAAGAGGTAGCTCCAAAACAAACAAATAGTGGCACAATGGTTTGGTTATCTGCGACAGGAGACAAATATCATTCAAAAAATAATTGTGGCAGAATGAACCCAAATAAAGCTACACAAGTTACTTTAGAAGAAGCTAAAAAAAGTTATAGTCCATGCAGTAAATGTGGACCACCACAATAGGAGGACTTATTATGAAGGTAATTATAGATAGATTCGAAGGGGCTTATGCAGTTTGTGAAAAAGAAGATAGAACTATGATGGATATATCTAAAGATAAAGTTCCTTCTGGGGCTAAAGAAGGTGACGTACTTAATATCATTAATGATGTTATCACTATTGATATAAAGGAAACTGAAAAAAAGCAAAGAGAAATTGGGAAATTAACTGAAGACTTATGGGGATAAAAATAGCCTCGGTGTAATAGCTGAGGCGCTTTTCTATTAAAAAAAATAGGACAAGACAAGATAAGTGTGTAAAAGTTTGTTGAACAATATGAGAATAATGTGACGTAACTATTGATATTAAAAATATGAACAATGAACTTTGAAAATTGAATAATGTGGTGTTAAAATGTAAAAATAATGATTATTTTTTACAAAAATTGCATACGCCTTGCATGAAGACGTGCTATAATTATGATTAGTTAGTTCGAAATGGTAAATTATTTGTTATAATTGTACAAGGGAGGTAATAATATGATTTTTACTATAACAAGTTATAACTTTTTACTCGGAGTGGAACCCAATTACAGATTGCAAAAGGACTGTTCGTGGAAAGAGATAAGTGACTTTCACATTTATGACGAGGATAATGATATGACTTTTAATAATCATTCTGACGCAAAAAACTGGTTAAAAAACAATGAAACTCAAGTGATTAACGGTATTAAATGTAGCACGAGTCCTTACGAAGCTTTTAGTTTAGGCGACGATTCACATTATGATTTCGAGATGTTAGTCCATAGAAAAACTAAGCCTCATTTATTTAATAGAGAGGAATTGAAAGCACTTTTAGCAAATGGTGATGATTCAGTCACCAATTCATTAATTATCGACTTTGATGGATATCTAAAACTAAAGAATAGTCACAATTCTGGTGATATTATTGCTTATTCAAGTTATGCAGTTAGAAATGAAAGCTATAATGCTGGGAATGGTTATGTCGGACAAGATTTTGATGATGATTATATAAACACTCTATATCTTAACTTGCTAGATGAATTGAGTTTACATCTACAAAGTGGAAGAAGTTTATATCTTGATTATGATAAAGATAGTCTTAATGAAGAAGAAATTTTAAGTGAAATAAACACATCACTTTTAAAACTTAGCTAGTTATTTTGGTTCAAGGTATTTTATTCATATCATTCTTATTAAGCGTCTTAACTATTAAAACCGAATAATTTTTTAAAACACCACATTATTCAGATTTGAATTTTGTGGTGTTCTTGCGTCGTATTACAAAAAAAGTGTAACTAAAAAAGACATGTCAGTACTTCGAATGAGGTTATGGCATGTCTTTTAAAATTGCATGAAAAACAAATACATAACCTTTATTTTCAGCATATCGTTACCAACATATCAATAACCATACGTTTGAAACCCACATGCGGTTAACATGCATACTTAATAAGAATATAGGTAATAAGACTTTATTAATAACACTATATAAATAACTCTTTAAAACAACAACTATATATATCTAAAGATGTACTATGAAATAATGCTTTGTTGGTGATTTGTCAAGCAGAAAATTTTATAAAAAAATAAAGATGGCTAAAATAAATTAACTCTCTTTACTGTCAAGCAACATCTTCATAGCTCTATCAAACAATTTACTAACAGGCACATCCGTTTCTTTGGATAGTGCTTTAAATCTTTGTAATAACTTAATATCAAATGAGCTTGAATATCGTATTCTATTTTTTAAATCCTTATCTTTTTCAGTATTCATAGATACCTCCGAACAATATTATTATAATTATTATACCACGGATGTAAGCAAGATTGCATAAGTTCAAGAAAGTTTTGAAAAATACTTGCGCAAGTTTAAACAAGGTGATATTATATAAATATGACTTAAGCAAGTTTAAGCAAGCTTGTTTTAAAGAAGGAGGTTTCACTATGGCTACTAAGGGATTTACTAAAATAAACAATTCAATAATTTTTGATTTAGACCTATCACTTGAGGCTCTAGGGCTTTATGTTAAACTTCAATATTTATCTACTATAGATAACTTTTCTATCAAAAGAGAACATATAAAATCCATTAGTGGATATGGAGAAACCGCCTTCAGAAGAGTATGGAAAGAGTTAAAAATTAAAGGTGTACTTATGGAAATCAAGACAAGCAACAAAGGCAGATATGAGTATGCTTATACATTAAAAAATAATGAAGGCACTTCAAAAGTAGTTGATCCAGTAAGGAAAAAGAAACCTAAACATATAGATAGTGATGGTGATGCTCCACTGGATGGACAAATAACTATTGACGATGTTTTAGGGGCGGAGCAACAAGAATTACTTACCATAAATGAAGATGTTGAGGTGGTAGTACAAGCAACAGGGTTAAAGGATGCAGAAGTAGCTGAACTTTTAAAAGTGGCCAGTAATGATGCCACTAAGGTTATTGAATGTCATAAGTACAGTGTGGCCCAGGAGAATGTAAAAGATATTTTTAGCTACACAAAATGGGCAATAAAAAATAATAAAGTTTTGAAATGTAAAAAAGAATATTCTGCTAAAGGTATGTTTAATGATTATCCACAACGCATATATGATTTTGTTAAATTAGAAAAGGCGCTCTTATACGGTGAGCAGTATGAGTTGCCAGCGTAGAAATAATGATTAGAGAAAATAAGTAATGTAGAAGCGGTGGAACAGCTAATTTGTTGTAATATTAATAAATTAAATGGAGGTTTTTAATAATGAATAAAGTAGCACAACATACAATTATAGACGTTGGTAATTATTTTATAAAGTATATAGGTGATAATATGGGCAGTTTTAGTGCTAAATATACTACGGACTACAAAGTTACCCAGATAGTTTTCAAAGGGTTGAGATAG